TCGTTGTCGCCTCCTCGAAAATACATGATGGGCAGCCCCCATACAAATAATCAATTCTCGGAACGTCTACCGCTGAGTCTTGAATGATGCCATTTTGATTGACCCTCGTTGCAATGGCGCTTCGAGTCATCTCCATGTCTCCATCACCGTCCGCAGGTAGTGGCGCATAAAGAGTGCCTGCCTTATATCCCGAAGGTGTCAGTAAAAAAGTAGGTGTCGCCATCTATGTCAATTCTTTTATTTTCAAGTTGCGGAAAAGCACCTCATCGCCATTGCTGCCGATTGCAGATGTCACGCCTCCATCGCTCATGTATATTCTCAATGGATATGCTGCCGAAACTACCGTCCTTCTGAATGTGCTCCAAGTGTCCACAGCATCAATTCCGGTAAATCCTCCAGACAGCCCAATCCTAAATCCATCGACAGACGTATTTCCTGAGGGCACGAAAAATTCGCCAGTCACCTCATAAGGTCTGCCAGCGACCATCCTCGCATCAAAATTTACATAATGCTCATCAGGGCTCGATGTTGCCGTCATTGTGTACACATTATCGGTTTCAGTCAAGGTCACTTGATTCAAAGTCCAGTCAGAAATCTGTCCGTCTTCCGTAGAATCGAAATCCAACATAGAAACCACGTCCGCAATATCCTCATCGATGCACGATGCCGACTCCAAAGTAGCGGATAAAGTAGCCATCCTCGCTGAATATAAACCCGAAACATCTAAAGTGTAGATATAATCAGATGCCAGGCTCTGAATGCAGCCAATGGATTCAATGGTGCCTCCGTCATCGATTACCCGGTTTTGGTGGTCGAGGATCAAAGCTGTCAATCCGAAAAGATTCGTTTCATCATGGCCATAGGTAAGCACATGAATAGCACCCCATCCGATGCTATTGATGGCTCCCTGACCCCAGCTGATGGAATTTACAGCTCCTTGTCCCCAATTTATAGTGTTGTTTGGCATCTCTTATTAATAACGAAAAAAGGCCTTTGTGTTATATACCAGTTCTTGTAATCGTCCTCGATCCATCGCCATTGTCTACCTCTGTGACAGACGTCGTCGGACCACTAATTTGACCCCACCCTTGCTGCTGAGTCCCCGGCATGTAAAATCTGTCGGCTTTGGCAATCATGTACTGCCTCTCCTCGTCCTTTTTCCTTGGCATTGAGGTATTGTTTTAATTTCAAAATGTTTTTCTCCTTCGGCTTGTATCTCATAGCACCCAGCTGGTCTGATTCTCTGTTCTCTCTGGCCTCATATCGCCATTAGAATTAGTGTAAAATTCGGGAAAAAGAGTCGCAGCATTATATGTCATGTAGGCGTTGAATCTTTCGGTGTAGAATTCCGCATATTGGCGCTCTTTATCCGCTAAAAATGACACCTCAGAATTGGTCGCTACCTCCGCATTTTCGGGGGTATGCTTCGTCACGCCAGCATTGCCGATTTCATACGAGATGAACAGCAGATATTCACTCGCTGCGTAATGGATCAACATTGGCTTGATGTAATCCCTGACCAATGTCTGATAATTACCAGCCAAAGTGCCGGCAATGATATCTGATTGGAGCTTCTCATAGAGGTCCGTTCCCAGCTGCGTCTGGATGTGCATATCTTGGGCGAGCTCCACATACTGGAGCACCTTGTCCAAATCCACGTTTCCACCCAGAAGGCTCTTTTTGACTAAATCGTCCCTTGTGACAAATAGTGCTTTTGACATTTATCTCTTTTTTACAAAACCCTCATTTGGCATATCGATAGGCCTCGTGGCCACCCTCTTATCATTGGTCTCCATCCGGGCGTCTTTGCGTTCCGATGGCTCCAAAGCATTGATCATCCTCCGAGCCTCATTGACAGATATTTTCTTATTATTTTTTCTGATATATACGAGCCTCTGCCAGAAGTGATGACATCGGGCGCCACCCTTATACAGCCAAATACTATAAGTATCAGCGCCTCCCTTGCCTAATCCCGGATTCACCGCCAGCGATCCAGCATCCTCAATGTCTTCCTTTCGGTAAACCCTTTTGGCGCCAACCATTTTTTTGCAGAAATCCCTTGAATTGCTCTGCGTAGTTTTCGGGGCATAGGCATAACGCACCTTGAATAACGATGTGTCCTGCTCGCTGGTTTTTGCTGGCTTGCCAGAGACTACCCTCGCCAATCTTTCAGCCCAGGAAAGGTCGGTCATCTTGCTCTGGAGGTCATTCAGATTTTTTAGAAACTCATCTTCGTCACCATCTTCGCCCTCAATTAAATCTTTGACCAATACCTCCTCCCATTCGTCCTCGTCGATTTCCTCTCCGGATTCAATCAGCATATTTGCAGCGTCGTCCAGCTGGTCGTCGGTAGCCTCGGGCATCTGTGCGCTGAGCTGCGTCTCTTCAGTTCTGCTTTCTTCCTTGAATGGGTCCAGACTCTTGAAATATACATCCAATGACGAATCATTGAACGCCAAGACCTGGTCCACCAGCTTCAAAACAATCAATCGGAATGGATTGATGACCGTGGCCTCAAAAAGCATAGACGCCGTCTTCAGCTCATCAGCATTATTTCCCAGCCCGGTGTTGTCCTTCACGCCCAAAAGCATCGGAGATGTTACCCTATGGCCCACCATTATTTTCTTCATGGACTCATCAGCGATGAATTGGTATTGCGAATGAGCATCACTCACCGGAATCGATTCCAACGTCGCTGCCTGCTCCTTGTCATTATTGAAAGCAATAATCGCCTTCCCGGCATTGCTGCTTCCACCCCATTTGCTCTTTATTTTCTGCTCTATTTCTCGCTGGACCTTAGCCTCGGGTTTGCCATCATTGAAATTTATCAGAATTGATGGCGCAAAACCATTAATAATATTGTTGATATGGTAGTTGGCAACTTCGGTCTCTACCTCGCAATAAGGTAAACAGCCCTGATAATCGACTGGCGAATAGTAAAAAAAGCCGGACCGATAGGGCTTGATATATGCGATATACTGACCATCACCAACATCAGGTCTGAAAGCCTTTATTTTCTCGGGATTGCTGTTCAAATCAGCATTGCACCAATCGGGATGGTAGTAGTAATGATTAATATCACCATTGTCGTCGGCAATTTCAGCCCTCAACGTCTCTACTGGCCAATGCTCTGCCTTTTTAACTCTGCCTTCTTTCACCGTTATGACGCTTGCAGCATTGCCCATCAGCTTCAAATCGGTGACAATGCGCCTGATATCCTCGTCGCTGAAGATGTTTTTCATCATCGCATACTCATCAGGCTTCATTGACTTGTTTTTTCCGTCTAATCCACCGCCATAAATCAGCTCTACCATGCCATTGATGATGGCATTGTTGGTCGGGCTGTTATTATAGTTGTCGATCAAATACTGAAAATAGTCATTGTCAGCGCCATAATTCACCCAGCCCTTATTTTTGTCCTCAACGACCTTGGGTGTCGTGTAATCACTCAGCGCTACGGCGACAATATTCGAGAAATTATCAGGCATTTGTCAAAATATATTCATTGGAATTTCCGGCATAAGGGTCCCACGTCGCACTTTGTGTCGTGTATTTATTCAGATTCACTTGATCGGTACAGAATACCTTACCCCGGTATATCAAATCTCCACCATCCGTCATCTCAATGCTGTACCAATCGCCCTCAGCTGGTGTTATTGGCAGCGTTATCCTCGAATAATTGCCATTCAAAACGATAGTAGCATTGACAATAGCCGACGTGGTTTCTCTGGTCTGCTCATTGTAGATGTCAATATCATATTTATTCTGAATTCTACGAGGAATAAAAATGACGTCTTGCGATATGGTTGTAATGATGTGCATCTCCTATAAATAACGAATAGACCCTCAATCTGTTTTCAATAAGAAAGGGCCAAAGTGAAAATCACCTCGGCCCTTACTCAAAGCAGACAAAAATGTATATTATACTCCGACGACAATAGTAGCCGTGGCAGAACCTAATCCGTCAAACGGATCGCCAGCAATGCCTCCGTCCATAAAATTCGCAGACGTGGGCTCCTCCGCAGTCAAGGTGATGGTATATCCACTCATATCACCCATAGCAGCTCCAGAAGCAGCACCTCCACCGGACACCTCGGCGCCCCTTTCAAGGCCCATCATAAATTGGTTTCCGTTTCTATCTTCAATCACTACATGAGGGCGTCCCCATGCCATGAGCTTCAGTTGTTTGCTCTGCTCTTTGCTAAGTCCTTTCAAAGACAATGTCAAAGTCTGAGCAAAAAATGTGGTGCCGTTTTCACGAGAGCTGTTGATTGCCTCTTCGTAAGATGAAGCACCTTTCAGATCGTATTTGTACGCTGAAAAAGTACCAGTAGCGTCGGTCACCTCGTCGTCAGTTCCCAAAGTCACCGTGCCGAGATCACCGAAATTCACAAAATATACAGCGTCAATTCCTCCGAGTGCATCTTTGCATCCTTCGAGCCTTCCTAATGTTAAATCACAAGCCATTTTTTTTGATATTAAAAAAGGGCAGGCAGACTCAATCCACCTGCCCTTTGGTTATTTATTCAGTTGGCTGCTATTAGTTA